CCCAGTAGCACCTGTTGCTCCTGTAGGACCGGTCACTGTAGAGGCTGCGCCTGTAGGGCCGGTAGCACCGGTTGCCCCTGTAGGACCAGTGACTGTGGAGGCTGCGCCTGTGGGACCGGTAGCTCCTGTCGCACCAGTGGGACCTGTTACCGTGGAAGCTGCGCCTGTTGACCCAGTAGCACCTGTTGCTCCTGTAGGACCTGTGACTGTGGAGGCTGCGCCTGTAGGACCAGTAGCACCTGTAGCGCCTGTAGGACCTGTTACTGTGGAGGCTGCGCCTGTGGGACCAGTAGCTCCTGTTGCGCCAGTAGGACCTGTTACTGTGGAGGCTGCGCCTGTAGGGCCGGTAGCTCCTGTCGCACCAGTAGGACCTGTCACTGTAGAGGCTGCACCTGTAGGACCAGTAGCTCCTGTAGGTCCTGTCACCGTGGAAGCTGCGCCAGTGGGACCGGTAGGGCCAGTAACTGTAGAGGCAGCTCCAGTAGGACCGGTGGGACCAGTCGCCCCTGTTGAGCCAGTGGGTCCAGTTACTGTAGACGCTGCTCCTGTTGGACCAGTAGCGCCGGTTGATCCGGTAGGGCCAGTAACAGTTGAGGCTGCACCAGTAGGTCCTGTAGCACCAGTTGGTCCAGTGACCGTAGAAGCTGCGCCAGTAGGTCCAGTGGCTCCTGTTGGACCTGTCACAGTGGATGCCGCACCGGTAGGTCCAGTAGCACCTGTTGAGCCTGTGGGTCCTGTTGCACCGGTAGAGCCTACAGAACCAGTAGGTCCTGTAGCGCCCGTGGAACCTGTAGGACCAGTAACCGTAGAAGCTGCGCCTGTAGGGCCCGTTGAACCAGTGGGACCAGTAGGGCCAGTTGCACCAGTTGAGCCTGTGGGTCCAGTGACCGTAGACGCGGCTCCTGTAGGACCAGTGGGGCCTTCTGGCCCAACTATTTGACCTACATTATTCCAAGCTGCCCCATCCCAAACATATAGATCTCCATCAGCTTCAACAATATAGGCATCATTGACATCTGCGGAACCTGGCAAAAGTCCAACAGTTGCTACAGATCCTAATAGATTAATTGAAGTTCCCTGTGCGCCCTGAGGGCCAGTTGGACCTGTCGCACCAGTAGATCCAGTGGGGCCGGTCACAGTAGAAGCAGCGCCTGTAGGGCCGGTAGGTCCAGTGACACCTGTGGAACCTGTTGGGCCTGTGGGTCCAGATAAACCTAAATCACCTTGTGGGCCAGTAGGACCTGTTGGACCAGTGACCGTAGAATCAGGGCCAGTAGGTCCAGTGGGACCAATCGGTCCTTCCTGACCCACTAGAACCCACGCAGAACCATTCCATTTCCAGGTCTTAGTACCAACAGTATACTCGTCATTTACTAGAGGACTATTAGGGAAATCAATCATACATCACCAATACATCAATAAAGCTAAAATAATAGTAATCAAATCCAATTATTTAACTATTCGGTAAAAATTATATCATTTTAATAACTTTAATTCCAAATCTTCAACTTTTTTATAAAGATCTTGAACAAGTTTTAAAAGCGGCGCAACCATCGCATTAAGGTTCCAGCCTTGAATTGTGCCATCTGAAGATAAATAACATGCAGCTGGATATTTATTAAAAACATCTTCAGCTAATAAACCAGGAATTGGATATTCAGAATTAAGAGAATCATCTTTATACCTGAACTGAATAACAGGAATATCCAATAACTTACGTGGATCTAAAACCGAATCAGAAATCAATCTAATATCAGTTTTATATCTTTCGGAAGATATAGCCGCATACGCGACTGACTGCATGCCACTAGAATTAACTACAGCTTTATTAGTTGTTCCATCACGGAAAATTAAACCATCACCAGCGTTAAAAACATAGTTATTTCCTTGATCATAACTATCGCTATCATCAGTTCCATACGTTTTGTGATTTGCTCTAGCAACTTTGTCGTTAATAAAAAGAACGCCATAAAGATTTTTACTTTCACCAGTTCCATATAACGTGCCAGATACATCAATATAAGAAACGCGTAACTTTCCAGATGAAGATTCTAAAGAGAATGGTGCCGCACGACGATAACTTCCACCAGAAGTATACGTTGTACCAGCAGTAGTTGAAACTTCAACAGTAAAAGTATAAGTAGTTTTAGCTGTAATCACTTTATCAGTAAAATTGAATGCGTTAGCTGGGCTACTCACAATATTAGTTGTACTAACCGTATCCCCAATAGCCAGTCCATGAGCATTAGTTGTTGTGATCGTAACTGTAGTTCCACCACCGGTTCTAGCGGCATTAGTTACAGTTGCTGACCAGTCGGTGATAGTTGATTCTTTTTTAGCGCCAGCGATAATATTTCCATTTTTTAAAATATGGAATGAGGTACCATCTTGGCCACCGATATGAAGTGAGCCATCTTTATAAATAACAAAAGGACTAGTGATAGTATTATATGTGGTTGAGCCAACCCATACAGTCCCATCATTCTGGACATGGAATGAATTAGAATCTGTTCCGCCAACATCTAATTGACCAGTTGCAGTAATCTTAAATTGACCAGTTCCAAGAGATGATCCAATATTCATTGAGCCATCATTATTGATATATAGCGCGGACGCTGTAGAGCCTATTCTAACTACTCCATCACCTGATATTCTAAACTTAGCATCTGACCAAGAAGCTGCCCCAGACCATACTCTTCCATACTGATTAATATGAAAAGAGCTTACATCAGTTCCACCAATATCAAGTTTTCCTGATCTAGAAATTTTAAAATTACCAGTATCTTTATTAAAACCAATGGTCATTGATCCATCTGTATCAATAAAAAGTGCTGTCGTTAAAGCTGACCCTGACGAATCTGTAACGGTAGTAGTTGCAGAGTTTTCTACCCTAAAAGTAGAGGCAGTGGGTGCACTTGTTACAATAAAAGATCCATTATATGAACTTGGAGCTAATCCAGATATTAAAACTGCATCGTCAACTTCTAGTCCATGTGCTGCTGCAGTAGAATATTCGACATATCCTGATGGAGTATTTGGAGAGACTCCAACGATAGATAATGTTCGAATTTCGCCAGCTCTTACTTCACCATTAGAAGAAACTCTAAATTTTGCGTCATCGAAAGTCGCATCACCTAACCAAAGATCTCCATCTATATCAACATGAAAAGATGTAGAATCGTTACCACCAATATCTATCGCATCGGCGATAATTCCACCAACAACAGTAGCTTCATAAAAATATGCTTTTCCACTACCTTCTATTAACCAACCTTGTGTTGCATCACCATATTGTGGTGTTGCTCCTTGATCCCCATCAAAGTTAGAAGACCTTATAATAGAAGAAGATCCATTTAACGTGATTGTTTGAGCGCCAATTGTTCCCGCGGTTATTTTAGAAGCTGTTAGGCTATCAATATATTCTTCGGTAATAAGAGGAGTAGAACCAGAACTAACAAGGATAGACCAATCGCCACTATTATTACTTGAGTCGATAGCCCTAACACGACCATAGTATGTTTTAGTTGCTGAATCTGTACTGTTATCTACAGAAACCGTGAATAGATTTGAGTATGCGAAACCAGAAATTGGTGTTCCAGTCATCGAACCATTATCGTATAATTCATACTCATATTTTCTAATGTCTTTATCAGAAAGATCAGTAAAAGAAAACATTACTTTTTCAAAGTTTGCGGCCAAATTAAAATCTGCAATCTGACCTGGAATTGTTGAATCAGTAGGAACAACAAATCTAATTGAATCAGTATAATCTGATATCACATTAATATCCGCATTTTTGGCGCGAACAGTTAATAGATATTCTTTACCTGGTTTTAAGTTTTCTATTTTCCTTTTGATAATAGACATTATTATCCCTTATGAGAATGCTATTTCATAATCGATAGTCATTGTTTGTGACGCGAGTTTTGTTACAGGACTTGCTAATACTGCTGCTGATCTCATGTTAGGTCCAGCTAAATACCATCCTGAATCTGCAGAACTATTGGAATATTGTCTTTGGACAAAAAATAAACCGTTAGGGAGCACACCCTGAATAAGTCCCCCATCGGTGATCCAGCCTAAGCCACCAGATCCTGTATATTCTGAACTATCTGTACCAATAGTTATATTTAAACTTGATCCAGAATTAGTAAAAAATTTAGTAACTGACATTGCTCCTTGATTATAGCTAGCTGGATCCGTAGATCTAGGACTCATTGTTGAGCCATTTTGAATACAAATCATTAGGCAACTAAGCTCGGAATTCCAAGAAATCGTTGCTTCACCTGAAGCCGAAACAGATGACATGTCAATACTATGAGTCCAAGAAGAAGTAATTGTTTGTGTCCCTGGATCAAAAACCCAAACTTTAGTTTGACCAAGAATATAAATATTGGTTCCATCAGATGCAGAATCTATAACTCCAGTGTCAGTAAAGCCGCTAAAAGTGCCACTTGCAACTACTGTTGGCGTAGAAGACGCTAATGGCGCAGTATAATATCTCCAAGCGTTGGTTCCACTAATAACCCATAGTTTATCATTTTGATGAACAATGGATTGCCATGTAGAATTAGGTGAACCTAAATTAGTGTTAGTAACTGTATATAATGCGGTAGATGAAGGCGGATAACCTGCTGTTAAAACATAAAGACTTCCAGTTGCTGAGTATTTAATATAAAATTGATCAGATCTCGACACATCTACACTTGATCTTATTGCAATAAATGGAATATTTCCAGCTGCCCAATAATTTCCAGCTTCAGTCAGAAAAGGAGTGCTGTAGTTGATAACAGGAGAATAAAATGGGGTAAAGTATGGATATATCTGATTAGAGTTACTAGAACTTCTAGCGTCTGCTACAAGAACGCCATATCCTACAGTTTGAAAAGTTCCATTACCACGAGAAGGAATAAAACTATACCTCCAAGTATGCGAACCCCAATCTACCGTACATCCAGTATAATCAACTTGACCGATCTTAGTGTTATTATAAGTTGTGCTAGATCTAGTCTCGGCTGCTCCAATAATAGTTCCAGGGATATAAGAGCTTGTTGTTGCAATCGCAGAAGTGTTATCAGATAAAAATAGTTGAGAACAAACTTTTAAATGATCTAAATACCCATAAATATTTTTAACTCCAGTAGAAGCTAAAGTTAATCGACTAGTGGCGGTATCGATAGGATCAGTAACGTTAGCCTCATTACCCATATAATGAATTCCATATGTAGTCGTTGGATTTTGTAGAGACTCCTGAATACACTGAGTATACCAATCCATCACATCATTATCAGCTCTTACTCTCTGAGAAAGCTTACCAGTCAACTCATCACGAACCTCAACAGTAATCCTACCCTCAGGCGGAATGAAATCATGAATCCCTAAAACAATATCTCTTTTTTTATTATTCATCAAAAATCCTTTTATACCAAAGTAACAGAAATCGTATCAGTGATAGTTAAATCAGTATCAGCGATAACAATAGTTTCCAAATAATCGTATGTATCTTCTAAATATAAATCCACAGTTTCAGTCTCATTAATAACAAATAAATCAACTAAAATAATTTCATCAAAAACAGTAATAATATTAGACTCACCATAACCAACAGCTTTAACCCACTGTGTTCCATCCCACACTTTAACATTAGCTAAACGATAGCTCATGATGGAACCTCAATCCAAACATCACCAGTTTGCAAAGTATACAAAGTTTGAGGGTCAACTATTCCAACATAAATAGTAGCGCCCGGATCTCCATCTGTATTAATAACAGGAGTAATACCATCATTGCCTGAAGGACCAGTAGGACCAGTGGGACCGGTAGGGCCAGATGGACCCTCAGGTCCATAAATTGACGCACCAACTTCAACCCAATAAGAATCGTAATAAACATACTGCGTTCCAGTAGTACTATCAAACCATTGATCTCCAGTAGAAGGAGAAACTGGCGCAGTATCGGAAACATACTGAGCAGGGCCCATTGCCCCAGTTGGACCAGTCACAGTAGAAGCAGCACCAGTAGCGCCAGTGGGTCCAGTAGGACCAGAAGACCCTGTAGCGCCATCAGTCCCATCTGCCCCAGAAGGTCCTGTCGGACCAGTAGGTCCAGTGGGGCCCTGAGCCTCAATATAGGCAACTGAGGATGTCATGGCAATAGCTTGACCAGCCGAAGCAAACTGTTCCGCAACAGTGAAAGCTGTTTGATCAAACAAAGTTTCTTTATCAATAGTTAAAAAAACGTTATAACTAAATTGATAAGAACTAACAGTAAAATCATTTCCTGAAGATAAAATATTCTTATCAGAAATTACCTGAAGTTCAAGCTGACAATCATTAGAAGCTAAACCAGTTAAAGAAAGCAAAAGTTGATTCGACTGATTCGTAGCATTATACGCATCTATCGTAACCCAATCCTGCTGCATAAGTGAAATAGTATTCTCTGTATTAGTGAGAGAAACCACTCGAACTTTACACTTACCAAAAGATGGACCTTTATCTCCATATAGTTCAATATTTGGACCACTAAAAGTTAAATACAACTTTGCGTTTGTATTAACGGCACTTCCGGAATTCCAATCTGTTGCCGAATTAACAAAAGAAAAATTATAATAATATTCTGAACTTAAAGTAACCTCAAAAGGTGTAGTATCTACAGAAGAAAAACTTGAGTTATAGTCAGCGAGAGTAGAATCAACTATCTCATAATAAAGATTGTCATTCTCATCAGTGAACTCTTTCAAGTATCTAATATTAGGGGTTCTATAGTAAATAGAATATTGTTTAGTTAACTCTGTGTCCGCAATATGTTCTTCGGCGGTTTTAAAATAAAGAATCCCATCTTCAATCACACATTCGACTGGAACACCTATTTCTGTTGAAGAAAAATTATCTTCATACACAACAATATATGATGCGGAATCTTCAACCAAGGTCAAAGTCTCATCGTATCTAGTATTAATTTCGTACGCAGATACGTCAATAAAAAGCCAGGTTCCTGCAGCTAGCGTATCTTTAGGCGTAAACTTAGAGAACGTCCTTTTTACATAAGGATAAGATACGGTTGAACTATTTTGTTTATAATATTTAAACCAAGCCATATCAAGACTCTATCTCTGTATAAATAATTTCATATTCATAACTTTGATTTACTGCATCATCTGTTTCAATAGAAACAATAAGATCAAAAACTGGAATACCTCCATCAATTATATCAGAAATAAATCCATCAATAGTTACATTTAGAGGAGCTTGGGCATACACTCCAGAACCATTATTTTGACGAGGAGTATCATAATCGATATCGATACTAGATATTTTTGCTGAACCATCATTCCCATTATGGGCATGATCTTTCAAAAGAATACCGGCAACAGTTACGCCATCGGCAATATCAATATTGCCAGTAATAGTTCCACCAGATTTTAATAAATACTGTGGATGCCAATCTTCCTCTAAATCATCTAGATCACCATGGCTTGCGCCAAAACTATTATTTCTATTTGGATTTACCGCAACCGATCTGAATAACCCCGAAAAATTATCATCTTCAACATTGACAAGAATCTTTTTCTTACTAACAGATTTTTCTGCTAATTGAGAAAGATAATTTGCATACTTTCTTTTTTCATGAATGAACATAAATACAGCATCAACTTTAGAGATCATCATTTCATATCTCTCAACAATATCAGCATGAACTGACGAAAAGTTGCCACTAAAAACTGTTGATGCTGCGACTACTTCTTCAGAAAGATTAGGAAATTGTTTTCTAAAATTAGTTGTTTGGAATTCAAGATCTAAAGGTTCAGAAATATCTTTAGTTAGTTTAATCGAATTACTGACATATCTATTATAAAATATTTCTGATTCATCAACTAAATCTCTCTTCAATGAAGAAAGTAAATTATTAATTTCTTCATCAACAGCGTTTAATCTAACCGTAAAAAAAGCTTGGAATTTTGCGGCCTGTTTTTTTGAGACTTGATCCACTTCGGCATTGGGGATCTCTCCTGGTTTGGAAAGGATTGTGCTGGCAATCCGGCGCGTATAGTGTAATGCCATCTTTGCCCATGTGTCGAACCTGAGTGCGATTTTCTGCTGTGATTCACTTTCATAATCCGCTCCAAAATTATAGAAAAGTATTGATTTAATATATCTTATTTCATTAGAAAGATACTGTAAAAGTTTTCTAAATTGATAGAAATAAGAAAATGTTGATTGAGAGATTGCTTCATCAAATTCAGATATTAATTCTCTACACGCTGTAGAAGCAAACTTCTCTGCGAAAACATATTCGTCGTAACAAATATATGGTGGAAGTGTATTTTGTGCAACTGTGATTGTGTCATTAGTTTTAGTTGCGGGGATATCCATATAAGGGGCAGCCTCTTTCCATAGACGCATGTGTGCATCATTTAAATCTGGATCAATATATGGATTTATAAAAAGCTTTTTTAAAAAGAAATCTTCGATACTTTTTTTAGTGTCATTAATTATTTTTTCTGTTGTTGCAACCTGTCCCTTAACTGAGCTTAAAGGAATAGAGTAGTTATCATAGAAAGTTAAATTTTTAGTTGCACCAGGTACGAATTTATTCAAAGTATCTGTAATACTTTTACCTTTAGTTACATCATGGAAAAAAGATCCACCAAATTTATATTCGGCGTGAACTCCAGATGGACCAGTGTTGACAGAGTTATGAACTACCATAATAAACCTTAGAACATTTTCCTTGCGATTCTAGTACCAGATTTTTTCAATTTTCTCCCGGAACCAGAAAGTGCTTGAACTCTTCCAGTAATAAAAGATTTTGATTCACTATCAGAACTTTCCTCAACTTTTGTGACGAAATCATTCGAGAAAGTTTCAGTATTAGAAGCGAAATTTGTTTTAGAAAACTCACCATAATTTTCAGTAATAGATAGTAATGCGAGGATTAGCGCATCGTGTGCGTGATCCATCGCTGAACCGCTAGCCTCAAAAACTGGTCGACCACTACTAGTAGTTCTTACTACAACATATGAAATCAACTGCATATATAGTTCTTCATCGGTTTCTGGAAAAAGAATTAATTCTCTTTCCAAATACTGCCTTAAACTATCAACCATATACGGTTTAATTTCTTTTTTAATCATTAGTTTAGTATAAGGATCACGTACTTCAATTGATTCAGCGAAACTGATTCCTTTAACTCTTTCTTTCATTTTAGATGCAGGGTTTTCTACACCATACTTACGTAAAAGCTCTACTTGAACTTCGCCAAATCCACGGTCAACATATATGTGCTTAGGGTTAAACAATTTATTAAGTTCAATAATTCTATCTACAGCTTTAGTTAAAGTATATTCTGATTTACTAATTTCTTCACGATAACAAATCCTTACTTTATCTCTAAATCTTTCATCCTCATAATTATTTGCGCAAACTTCTAAAACAACAATATTTGTTCCTGCGCCATATTTATCCCAGTCAACACCAATAACATGAAAAGATCTAGCCGAAGTTAAATTCGGTTCATAAGACCAAGTTGGCGAAATGAAAGCTTTATCAATAAATTTACGAGGATAAACACCTTCAGAATCTTCTCCCCAGTCTGCTTCTATTTCATGTCGATATCCACTTACAGAATACTGTTCACGGAATTCTTCTTCCTGTTCTTTACTAAAGAAAGGGTTACAGTAGCTAGGGAACCAGAATTCTTTAAATCTTGGACTATTGCACCATTCCCAAAATCTTTCACGACGACCAGTAGGAGTAGAAGCACCAATCATGATTTTATCTGGTTGATCTTCTGCAGTCTTTTGAAGCATTGCGTACAGTGCGTCCAGGTCATCTGCATGCATATAATCCATCTCATCAAGAATAATAAGATGAGCTTCTTGACCACGAGCTACGTCACTTTTTCCACCACTGCGCATACCAGAAGTAAAGAATCGAATTGTAGATCCATTAGAGAACTGAATCATAAATTGGGGGCTAGTAACCTTTCTTGTAATTGAGTTAGTTACTGTCTCATTTTTAGAAGCTATTCTTAATATTTCTTGATAAATTAATTCAACCTGTGTTTTCATTGGCGCAATCACTAGTGATCGACCATCTTTGCGAGTATAACTATAATGTAGCAATTGGATTGCAAGTGAAAAAGATTTACCTAGGCGTCGACCAGCTCGTAAAACTTTTCTTAATGATGGATCTCTCAAAATAAGAATTTGATATACGCGAGGATTAACGCCCAAAAAATGTCTTGCCCAAACTA